GCGCTTTTAGTTGCCTGAGTTTGCTTGTTTTTAGAAATGGTGTTCTTGCATTCGGTAATTCTCAGGTTACAAATTGCACCACCAGACACGTCGAGACCAACAGGAGCAAGCTATGAGTCATGTGATCGAAGATACCAGCGAGCAGATCGCTCGCACGATGGCGACGCCGGAGCGGGGCTTTGTCGAGTGGCTGCCGCTGATCATGCCGATCATCACGCAGGCGCTTCAATGTCTCTTCCACAACGACGACGTCGAGCCGAGCGAGGTGAAGGCCCGGGTCGAGAAAATGGCGAGCCGCAATTCGAAGCGGCTGCATCGCCGGATGAAACGCAACGCTCTCGCAGTGGCACGCCGCGAAGGCAAGCGACTCACCGACGCTCAGGCCGATCAGCTCGCGACCGAGGCGATCGACGCCTGTCTGCAGTCGTCCGACGACATCGTCGAGGCTGCAGGCCGCGAGGCCCAGGCTGCCGATTGGTCCGCGGCGGATCTCGCCGAATGAACTGGCTCCTCCTCGCTCTCGCACTCCTCCCGATCGACGATCCGCTGGCGGTGTTTCCGGTCATGCCGCCGGCGGTCGTCGTCGATCAGGTGCCGCCCTCTCCGCGACCAGTGGACACGCTCGCCGCGAATGAGGTGCTTGTCCTCGCACTGTCGCAGCGGATCGCTTTGATCGCTGTGCCAGAGGGGCTGGTCGACATCGAGGAAACGCAGCAGGATCCGGGGGCCTCAACCGTAATCCGTGGTCAGTTTCCCGGCGGTGGTGGGAGACTGGAGCGGCGACGGTTCGAGGCCCCCTATTTGTACGAGGTCACAGCAAAATCGACAGGCTCTGTCGAGCTGATCGCGGTACCGATCGGCCTCAGCGATCCGACACAGATCCAGCGGCAGCGAATCACGCTAACCAGTGGGGCTAGGCCTGAGCCCCCCAGCCCCTCCCCGGTAACTCCGCCTCAGCCGGTCGGTCCGGTCTCGGCGCAGCTGCGGGTGCTGCTGCTGCTGGATCAGTCGGATTCTGTCGAGGCTCAGGCCGCCGCCTCCGCGGTGCCGGTGCTTCAGTGGCTGGACGCCAATTGCACGCAGGCCGACGGGCGAGCCGAGTGGCGACGATGGGATCGGTCCGCGGTGTCTGCCAGCCTCGCGGGGGCTCCGCCGATCTTCGAGAAGCTTTTCCGTGAGGTGCAGCCGAAGCTGCTCGACGGCCCGCAGGCTGTGATCGCACGCGGGGCCGATGTGTCAATTGTCGAAATCTCAGGCCGCGAGCAGCTGCTCGCGGCGCTCAAGCAAGCAAAGGGTCAGTAATGCCAGCGCAGACAAGGTACAAGATTGAAGTCGTTCCAGCCGCCGCGGACTGTTGGCACTGGCGGATTAAGTCGGCGAAGAACGGGCAGATCATCGTCACGAGCGAGACCTACAAAAACAAGACCGGAGCCCTGAATACGGTCCGAGCCTTCGTCCAGAACATGACGAGCGAAACGCCGGACAAGCTCCCGATCGAGGTGCTGGATCGGGCAAACTGAGCCGATGCAAGACCAGCCCCCTTTCGCATGTCTGTCTGGTGATCGGCTGCAGCTCTGGTCGGAGTACGCGGCAGAGCTGCGGCTCCCCGGGCTGTCAGCCTCGCCAGAGATCCCCGAGGGGTACAGCTGGGACGGGGCCTCGATCCCTCGCTGGGCCTGGTCAATTATGGGGCATCCGCTGGAAGGGGATCTGCGACTTCCCTCGCTGGTTCACGACTGGCTCTGCGAGCACTCCGAGACGGCAGCCGATCGCATGGTCGCGGATGCGGTCTTCTTTTTGCTGCTCAGCCGAGCAGGTCTTCCGCGGTGGCGGCGGATCTGCCTCTGGGCGGCGGTGCGATTCTATGCGATCTTCATCTGGGGGAGGCGGCGACGGTGATCATCGACGACACAACATCCGAGCAGATCTGGGCGGGCGAGGCCCGCGGCCTCGATCTCTCGGCGCGACCAAACGAAGGCGGCTATGGATACTCCAGCCTTGCAACGCCTTTCCCGCGATCGCTGCGAATCCTGAGCAAGCAGGAGGTCATCGATCTGGCCAAAGATCAGGAGAAGTACAAGAGCCGGATCAGTGATTTCAGGGCGTGGAAAAACTGGCCGGTAAAGAATCAGGGTCAGACCAACTACTGCTGGGCGAACGCGACGATCTACGCTCTTGAGCTGCAGCTGCTGAAGCAAGGACAGCCCGTCCCCTCGCTCAGCTCCGCCTCGGTGGCGGCCCCGATCAAGGGTTATCGCAATCAAGGCGGCTGGGGTGCCGACGCTCTGAAGTGGCTCAGGACTCGCGGAGCGGTCCCGGTGGAATTCTGGCCGGCAAACGCGATCGACAAACGCTTCGACACAGAGGCGAATCAGTTGCGGGCGTCAAAATATCGCTGCACTGACTGGGTCGAGATACAGCCGCGAAACATGCTGCAGGCTGCGACTGTGATCCTCATGGGCCACCCAATCTCCGCCGGCTTTAACTGGTGGGGTCATCAGGTGACGCTGCTCGACGTGGTGATCAGAGACGGCGAGATCGGTTGGCGGATCGCCAACAGCTGGGGCCCGACGTGGGGTGAAAGCGGCATCGGCGAGCTGCACGGCCGCCGGGCATGGTTCGACGATGCGGTGTGTCCAGTGGCAGGGAGTCTGGCATAATGCGAGCGAGCTTGGCGGTGGTGGTGCTGGCGGCGGCCCTGACGGCTCACGCCGACGATCTCGACGGCTGGCAGTTCCGCGTGATCTCGGTCACGCGGGCGGAGCCGGCAAAACAGGAGGCGGCGACGGTGATCAGCGAGCCCGATAAACTGGCGGCAGCAGAACCGGCCGACTCCGGCTTTTACGTGGTCATGTTCAGCGCTCAGTGGTGCGGCCCGTGCCAGGCCTACAAGCGGACGACGCTCCCGCAGTTGCGGGACGTTGCCTCGGTGACTGAGACCGACATGGACAAGGAGCCGGCATACTGGCGGGCTCGCGTGGTCCGCGGCCCGGACGGTCGGAATCAGACGCTCCCCGGTGTGTCGTCGATCCCGAGCTTCTGGCTGGTGCGCAAGTCGGATCGGTGGCCGGTGGCTCGCTGGACGGGACCGACGGCCCCGGCAACGATCGCGGCGGAGATTCAGCGGCAGAAGCGGCTGCAGGCGGAGCGGGCTGCGGCCCCAGCTCCGGAAGGCTGATCCGGTGATCGCAGCAGTGGGCCGCCCCAAAAGCACGCTCAGCAACGAGGAGCGATACGAGCGCCACAAGCAGGACATGGCGGCACGGAGCCGCCAGAAGTCGGCGAGCGGTCGCGATATCGGCGAGCTGCCGCCGGTGCGTGATCCGGAGCTTCGAGCCAACTGCGAGTCGGATCTCCGGCTCTTTCTTGAGACATGCTTCCCCGCCGCCTTCCGTTTGGGGTGGTGCGACGATCATCTGGTGTTGATCAGCGAGCTGCAGCGAGTGATCGAGCAGGGCGGCTTTCGGGCGATCGGTATGCCCAGGGGCACGGGCAAAAGTACGATCGTAATGCGGGCGATGATCTGGGCGATCTGCCGACGCCTTCACCCATTTGCGATGATCGCGGCAGCAAACGCCGGCAAAGCGGAAAAGCTGCTCAGAGACATCACGACAGAGGTGTCGCACAATCAGAAGCTGTACGATCTTTGGCCCGAGATCTGCTTCCCATTCCGGGCCTTGGAGGGTGTCGCCAACAGGGCAAAAGGCCAGTTGTTTGAGGGGCAGAACACGAACATACAGCAGAGCACGAAGACCGTGGTTTTCGCGACGCTCGCAGGCTATCCCGGCACGGGTGCGATCGTCTCGGCTGCGGGGCTGATGGAGGCGGTCCGCGGGGCTCTGCACACGCTCCCCGATGGTCGCGTTATTCGGCCCTCGATGCTGTTGTGCGACGACTTCCAAACGAGGGAGTCGGCGATGAGCCCGATTCAATGCCACAGCCGGACCGAGGTGATTCAGAACGATCTCGTCGGGATGGCCGGCCCCGACTCCCCTTTCTGTGCGCTGGTGACTTGCACGGTGATTCGATCCGACGACGCCGCCGATCGGCTGCTCAATCCTGAGCTTCATCCCGACTGGTGCGGGATCCGCCGGCAGTTCGTGCGGCGTATGCCGGACGATGAGGCGATGAGTCTCTGGGGCAACTACGCCGAGGTCCGGGCGACGAGCCTCAGACAACACGGCGATATCAGGGATGCGACGGCGTTTTATCGCCGCAATCGAGAGGCGATGGATCGAGGCTCTGAGGTGGCTTGGCCGGCACGGTTTGCGGCGGACCGGGGCGAGATCTCAGCTCTGCAGCACGCGATGGAGTGGTATTATCGCAGCCGCAGCGGCTTTTTCTCAGAGCTGCAGAACGAGCCTCAGAAAGACGAGAACGAGCAGCGGACCTGGCTCAACAGCAACGACATCGCAGAGACTCGTCGGGTCAGGCTCCCGCGAGGGGTTGCCCCGGCGGGATATCACAGGCTGGTCGCGATGTGCGACGTACAGCAGACGCTGCTCTATTACACGGTCGCAGCGGCGAAGGACGACGGCTCGCTGCACGTCTTGCGGTACGGCACGTTCCCGGAGCAGGATGAGCCCTATTTCACCCTTCGCGAAGCCCGCAAGAAAATACAGTCCCGGTATCCCGGGGCCGGCGAGCTGGCCGCCCTCAGCAGCGGGATCACCGACTTTGCCGACTGGCTTTTTACAACATCGTGGCGGAATGAAGTCGGCGATCATCTCACGCCGGAGCTGGTGGCCTTCGATGCGAGGTGGAAGACGGATATCGTCAAGCAGGCTCTCGCTCGCAGCCCGCACGCGAAGCAGCTGATCGGATATCTGGGGCAGAGCTTTCGGGCCGCCGACAAGCCGATCTCTGAGCGGAAGTATGATCCCGGCAGCCGAGTCGGTCTCGGGTGGGTGCTGCAGAAACGCAAACAGGCCTCCGACGTGAGGACGCTGATCTCGGACGTCAATTTCTGGAAGACCAGCCTCGCAGACCAGTTGGCGATCCGGATCGGGCATCCCGGAGCGGTGACGCTTTACGATGGTATGCACAGGATGTACAGCGAGCAGCTCGTCGCGGAGTATGCGACGCAGACTGAGGGCAGGGGGCGGACCGTGATGGAATGGAAGCTTCGAGTTGGCCAGGAGAATCACTGGCTCGATTCGACGGTTGGGTGTTTGGTGTTGGCCTCGGTGCTCGGGTGCAATATTCCCGAGGTCGCCGAAGCCGGGGAGCGGAAACGGAAGCGAAAAGCCAGACGAAAGACGGAGGTGAGGACGTGAGCGCAGGCAAAGCAGGGCGGCCGAGGGCTGCGAAATCAATCGAGCGGGATCTTGTCGACGTCCCTCCGAGCCGGTGCCGGGCGTGCAACTCGACGCGGCGGGCAGATTACGAGCACGTCCAGCTTATCGAGGGGGCTGGGACTGATCCGCAGGGGCGACCATACACGGCGGTCGAGCTGCGGCCGACTCGCTGCCTCGATTGTGACCAAGCCCGAATGGACCGGACTTGGATTTATGTGCCCGGTGAAATCGGCGAGACCGATTAACGCCCTCGACGATCTGCCGGCGGCCTCGCAAGATAGGGGCATGGCAGAAACCACAACCCAAAAGATCGCTCGCCTTCGCGAGTTGCTTGAGTCAGGAGTTTCCTCCGACTCCCGCGACGGCGCTTCGACCACGTTTGATCTGGAGTCTGTCCGCCGCGAGTTGCTGCGGCTGGAGCAGGCTGCCGGCACGCGCAAACGTCGGCCGCGAGTGATTAACCTGCAGATGGGGAGGCGGTAATGGGCACGCTCACGCCGCCGCCGGGGCAGGATGCGGTCTATCAGGCCCTGAACCCAGGCAATCGCCGACGCTCCGCCTCCCAGCGAGTGCGGCTTGAAGATCGACTGCTGACGGATCGACGCCGCGAGGCTCTCGCCGCGAACGCTCTCGACGTTCATCGAAACATGGGCCTTCTCGGCTGGGCAATCCGGCGGACGCTCGACTACTGCTGCCTCTGGGACTTCCAGCCGAGGACGGGCGACAAGGGGCTCGACGCGGCGCTCAAGGATCTCATGGCCCGCGACACAGAGCCCGAGCGGGTCGACGTCTTTGGGCGCATGGACTGGGACGATTTCCGCCGGGTGGCCGAAGCGCAAAAGCTGCTCACGGGCGACGCGTTTTTCGTCAAGCAGGCCGACTGGACTCTGCAGCTCGTCGAGGGTGCCTGGTGTCAGAATCCTCTCGACGCTCGCCGTGATGGCAGCCAGTGGCTGAACGGGGCAAAGCTCAAGAGCGGCCGCGTGGTCGCATGGAATTTCAACGAGGAAGATCCTCTCACAGGCAGCCGCGGATCGCGGACGGTGCGGCAGTCGAACGTATGGCAGCACTGCCAATTCGAGGCGAGACCGAATCAGATTCGGCCTCAGTCGCCGATCGTCGCCGCCCTGAATGAGTTTCGGGACGTCGATGAAACGTTCGACCATATGAGGGCAAAGATTAAACTCGACCAGCTCTTCGGGATCGCCTTCTCTCGCAAGGAAGACGCCGAGGCCTTCGACGAGGATTCCGACGCTGAGGGCTCACAAGATCAGGCGGCCCGGGTGGTCGACTTTGGTCAGGGACCGGCTGTCTTTGATCTGGACGAAGGCGAGTCGGTGAACGCGATCCAGTCCGCTAACCCCGCGACCAATACGCAAGACTTTTTGAAGCTCTGCATACAGCTCGCGGTGAAGGTGCTCGATCTGCCGTACAACTTCTTCGACGAAGCTTACACGAATTTCTTCGGTTCGCGGGCGGCTTGGCTGCTCTTCGAGCGGGCTTGTCACGCTCGCCGCAAGACACAGCAGCGGCTCCACAACAGATTCACCAGCTGGAAGCTGCTTCAGTGGTCTCTGCCGGTCGAATTCGGCGGCACGGGCGAGCTTGCCCTCGCGGGCTCTCAGTCGATCTCCGATCTCCGCTGGCGGTGGGTCCCTCGCGGGATCGCGTGGTGGCGGCCGCAGGAGGAGCTGGACGTCGCACTGCGATCGGTGGCGGCGGGGCTGCAGTCGATGCAAGACATCTGCGACGAGCGGGGCTTCGGGGACTATCTCGACAACGTCGCCGAGATCATGCGCGAACGCGAGCAGTTGGCGGCGATGGGATTTGTTCAGACGACAAACGCCGGAGCGATGATCCGGCTGGATCAGCAGGTGACGACATGACATCACGGCTCTGGCAGATCGATCCTCGCTGGCTGCAATGTTACGCGGCCCGAGCTGCGGCACGCGCAGGGATTCGAGCCGACGGAATGAGCCCGGACAAGATCGACGATTATTTCCACGACATGTGGAGCGAGATGCTGGGCTTCGACAGCTCGGCCCCTCTCGACTACACAGAGGACGGGATCGCGATCGTCACGGTCGCCGGCCCGGTCGTGAAGGGCAAGCCGTCGCCGTTTGTGAGCTGCTATGGGGCGATTGAAGACGCCCTCGACGAGCTGCTTGAAGCTCCGCCGCTGGCCGCGGTAATTAAGCTGGACAGTCCCGGCGGTATGGTCGCGGGGCTGGAGGCGGTGTGTCGCAAGGTGAGCCAGCTCGCCGAGCAGACGCTTGTCGTCGCCTCGGTCAACGGTGACTGCCTTTCTGCGGCCTATCGGATCGCGTCTCAGTGTGGCTCGATCTGGGCCTCAGAAGAAAGCAGTGTCGGCAGCCTCGGAACATACTGGCAGCTGCTCGACTTCTCGCAGGCCTTCGCTCAGGACGGGATCCGGTCGGTTCTGCTCACAACCGGCCCGATGAAGGGGGTCGGAGCCGTCGGCGAGGCGATCAGCGAGGAGCAGCAGAGCTTCCTGCAAACGAAGGTCGACGAGATGAACGGCCGCTTCATGGCAGACATAACGGCAGGCCGCGGGCTCTCTGCTGAGCAGCTGGCGGCGGTGTCCGATGGACGATGGTGGCTCGCGGCCGAAGCCGCCGGCCTTGGTTTGGTGGATCAGCTCGGAGGCCTCGGCAATGTGCTGGCGGCGATCCGGGCAAAGTTTCAGGAGAGTTTGAGTATGGCAAAGGAAACCTTGCAGCCGGCGACGGCAACGCAGGAGCCAGCCGCAGCGGTCGAGGTTTCCGCTGTCGGTGTGCAGACACAGCAGCCGCGACCGGAGGCTCCCGGCTTGGCTCAGTACATGACGGCCTTTGGCGACGCCGAAGGGGCTCGGATGTTCCTCGCGGGAACAAGCTGGCAGGAAGCTCAGGCGGCCCAACTGCAGACGCTGCAGGGATCACTGCAGGACGCTCAGGCCGAGATCGCTCAGCTGAAGGCTCGGCTCGTCGAGGCCTCAGCGCTGGCCCGCGGTGAGACTGCTCCGATCGCTGTGCCACACGGCGACGCAAAGAAGCCGCGGTCGCTCGCTGATGTGAGCAACTTCCGCAAGGGCTGAACACTCGCGACTCACGTCTGATTTTGATTTTTGATTCTGCACTTCCTGAAAGGTTCTAACAATGGCCGACACGTTGACAACTCTGGCGGAACTGGTCCGCTTTAACTCGTTGGACGTAAATCCCGCCGAAATCACCGACATCCTCAACAAGGCTCCGGTGATCGCCGCCCTGCACGCGATGCAGTCGTCGAACGGCACGACTCACAAGTTCAACGTCGAGACGACAGCCCCGGTGATCGGCTTCCGAGCGATCAACGCGGGTGCGGATTACACGGCATCGATCAGCACTCAGACGTCGATCGATCTGAAGTACATTGACGCAAAGATCATTGAAGACGTCGCACTGTGCAACGCCTACCGCGGTGGTGCGACGGCATGGATGGCCAATCGACTCCGCCGCCAGCTGCGCGAAGCTCTGTTTGTGCTGGAGAAGCAGTTTTTCAACGGGACCGTGGGCGGAAGCGCAAGCGGCTTTCTCGGCCTCGCAGACTCCGCGAACTACAACGGGGCGAGCGATGCTCTGGTTATCAACGCCGCAGGCACGACGGCAAGCACCGGCTCGTCGGTGTGGTTCCTGCGATCGACTCCGGACGACGCCTCGGTCGCCTTGGTTGGTGCCGGTGATGCTCAGCTGAGCAGCCCGAATATTAACTTCACGGTTGGCGACATCTTCCAGACGATCGTCCCGGGCTCGAACAGCCTCAGCATGACAGCTTACGCCCAGGACTGCGGCGGTCACTTGGGTGTCCAGATCGGCAGCAAGTACGCCGTGGCCCGAATCGCGAACCTGACGGAGGACAGCGGCAAGGGTCTCACCGACACGCTCCTCGCTCGTGCTCTGGCTCTCTTCCCGGCGAGCGATCAGCCGACTCATATCGCGATGAATCGCCGTTCACTGCGGCAGCTGCAGGTGAGCCGGACGACTTACAGTCCGACGGGGCAGCCGGCTCCGCGGCCCAGCGAATACGAGGGCATTCCGATCGTTGTCACCGACGCGATCAGCTCGACCGAGGCGCTGCTCGCCTGATCTGCTGTGTGTCTGGTCCCGCCGGTGTGCTGCTTACCGCACCACGAGGAGCCGCCGGCGGGGCTCCTCTCGTGTTGTTTATCTCTCTGGCGTCTTTCATGATCTCTCCAATCTCAGCAGCTTCCGCAGCAGCGCAGGCGGCGGCCTTCCGGCTCCGCCGGGAGACCGTCACGTTCGCACGCGGGGCCAGCTCCGTCACGGTGCAGGCGGTACGCGGGCAGCGAAACTGGGAACGCTCACAGCCCTCCGGTGGTGTGTCGATCGGCGATCGATCGGAAGACTGGATTATCCTCGCGGCTGATCTCGTGATCTCTTCCGTGGTGGTCACGCCGCAGCGAGGCGACACGATCACAGCTAACGGGGTTACCTATCGCGTTATGCCCTTTGGTGCTGCCGATCAGCTCTGGCAGTATCACGACAGGGATCGGCTCTACCTTCGGATTCACACGAAGGAGCGGACATAGTGCCCAGCCGAATCAGGACACTCGCCGCTGCAGTGGTGACGGCAGTCAACGCCGGCGGACTGCTGCCGGCTGGCATCACAGCCGAGCGGGTCCGGTCAGTCACGTATCTCCTGGCCGGCTTCAGCACGGGCACGCCGGGCCGCGTCGCCGTAATCTGCCCAGGCACGGAAGACGAGTCGGATCGGTCCGGTGTGGCCGAGACAATCAGGCTTTCGATCGTCCTTGTGGCTCGCTGTGCTGCCGAGGCGGTCGCCAGCTCCGACGCCTTTGAGGATGCTCTCGAAGCGCTCTGCGACTCGCTCAGGACATCGGCAACGTACAAGACGATCAGTCTCGGCGGGGCGATCGCAGCTCAGCGGCGAGACGTCTCGATCGTCACGACATGCGACGCTCAGGCCCTCGACGAGCAAGAGCTTTTCGTGGGGGCAATCGAGGCGAGCTGGTTTGTCTCAGTGGGGGCTCGGGCATGACGATCGAGATCACCTTTGACGCCAAAATGCAGCAGCGATTCCTCGATCGAGCTTTCGCCGAGCAGCTCTCGCCGATGCTGCGGCGATACTACACGCGAGCCGGCGGAGCGATCCGCAAGACCGCGAAGAATTCAATCCGGAGAGCTGCTCAGAAGCCGCTGAGTCAGCTCACCGAATCGGAGCGGATCGCATACGCCAGAGCGAAGGAGCGATACGCCGCAGGCAAGAGCGCGATTAAGCCGCGGCGGCCCGACAAGACGGCAAAGTTCGGGCAGATCCCGCTGGCTCACTTGAAGCCGAAAAGCTTGTTGAAAGATCGGTTATTCTTTGCACTCTCGACCGATGGCTCCTCAGTGGTTATCGGCCCCGAGCTGATCGGCTCAAACAAGCGGCGACGCCGGCAGGGTGATCTCGACACAGTTCAGCAGCTCGAGCGCGGCTGGCCGTTTATGGAGCCAGCTTTCCAAAACATTCTTCCACGTCTTCCAGCGTATCTTCAGCAAGCGAAAGGATCTTAAGACATGCCAGCAGCAGCAGACGGATCGGTTCTCGGCGACAATTGCCAGCTTCACTACTCCGCCACCCTCGGCGGCTCCGGAGCCCTTACCGAGGTTCCGATTGTCATTGACGACGCGATCAACAGCGAGCGGCGGTCCGCGGAAAGTAACTGCCGCGGCGACGCCGAAATTAAGGAGCTGCTCGGCAAGCCGAAGCACGCGATCACGGCGAATCTGCTCTTCAAGCGAGGCACTCCCGGGGCGACGTTTACAACACTGCGGGCGGCCTACGTCGCCGGAACGGTGCTGCACTTCGCGCTGACATCCGGGGCGATCGCCGACACGGGGCAGCATGTCTTCCGCATGGAAGGCTGCATTAAGTCGTGGAATGAGACTCGGGGCGATAACGACACAGTGAAGGTCGCGATCGAAATCGTGCCGGTCGCGACCAACAGCTACGCGAGCAACTGGGCTGTTGTAAGCGCCTGATCGGCAGCTCTGATGTTTTGTCTTTTGTCTTCTGAACTGAATGAAGGTGCAACAATGGCAGGCCCGTATATTGGACAGATCGACGAGGTAGCTCTCCAGAATCCCGACGGCTCCCCGGTGCTGAACGCCGAAGGCAAGCCGGTGGTGATTAAGCTGACGGTGGTGGCATCGACAGCCGGCCCAGCTCCTGAGCCAGCTCCGGCGGGAGGTGTGCAGCAGTGACGAGATTTATCGACACGGCTGGCGTGGTGCGCAGCCTCTCAATAAATCTCGCCCACAGACGCATAATCAAACAGGAAACCGGCTGGGACTTGGTCGAGCTGGCCCACAAGCCGGATCGACTGCAGGCCCTGCTGGAGGCTCTGCAGTCCGACGACGAGCTGCTCTGGCGAATCCTCGCGATTCTGACGGGCAGCACGATCGACGAGCTGCTGCAGGCGGCAGACGGTACCGTACACGAGGAAGCCGCCTCGGCGTTCTTGGAGGCTCTCACAAATTTTTTCCCGGCCGCCAGCCCTCTCCGGCGGCCTTTGGAAAGTCTTTGGAGGGCTCTGCGGGATCAGCGGACGGCAGCGGCGACGACGATCGAGGCGACGCTTCTGGCGGCGGTGCGGTCGATCGGTACAAGCTCGGAGATCTTTGGATCTACAACGTCGACGAGTGGCTCTGGCGAATATCAGCACTCACCGCAGGCGACTGGCTGAGCTGGTCTCTGCGGGAGCTGCTGAGCCGCTTCGAGGCGGTGCAGTACGATCGCACGCGGAGGGTCTCTGAGCTGGTGGCGGCCTTGTACAATGTGCAACGAACACAGCGGTCCGATCCGGTTTATACGTTCCTCGACTTCCATCCGATTCACCAGCGGCCCGCAGTGGCCGGCGGCGGTCGGCAGAAGCTGCAGAGAATCGCGGCGATGATGGCTCCGGGGATGATTTGGGACGAGGCTCAGAGGCCGGAGGGTTTATAGTGGCGACGGCAAGAGCGATCGAGGCAGCGAAAGCCTTTGTTCGGCTGTACATGGACGACAAGCAGCTGCGGGCCGGGCTGTCTGGCCTCAAGACCACGATCGCCGGAGCTGCCGGCGGTCTGGCAAAGGTCGGAGCGATAGTTGGCGGAGCTGCGATCAC